GTCTCCGACAGGGGGGGGGAATAGATGAACCAGTCTGACTACTCACTGGCGAAGGCGATCTTGGACGGTGTCGATGAAACCATCGCCGCTTCCGAACGGCGGTGGGGCGTGGACCGCCTCCGGCTCCTGGTCGCCGACGACCTACGATCACGGTGGGACCGCCAGTGGCAGTCCTGGTGTCGGGCGGTCAAGGCCAACGACCTCGCCGACATCCAGAAGCACGGCGCGGCGGTCCGGCGGGCGGTCGCCGCACTCGAGGCGGCGGCGGTCTCTGCGGGGGGCGAGCCGCTTGCGCCGACGGTCTGGGAGACGGCCTACGAGGGCCGGGTGATCGCGGTGGTCAGGACCAGCGCCGAGGCGTATGCCGTGGCGACACAGGGGCGTGGCGTCGAAGTATGGACGCTGGACGAACTGGTCCGCGTCGCGCTGCCGAGGACCGCGATGATCGCGGCGGCGAAGGAGGTGTTCCCTGGGGCCAAGGTCGTCCGGTATCAATCGCCGCCGGCCGACTGGGCGAACGGTGGCGATCCGTTGCCCGATTTCCTGACTGCCTGAGCGTGGAGCCAAAATGATGCCGAGCAAGGATGCCTCCCAGCGCACACCCCGCCCCAGCGGCCGGAAAACCCGCCCTAGCGTCGATCCTGCCGAGCCGGTCATCCCGCCGACAATCGAGCGTGCAAGACACGCCGAGCACGGGATCGAGGTGGCCGAGCCCGAGAGGACCGAGCGTGGAGGTGGCAGGGCCTACACCGACGCGCAGGGGCGGGCGTCGAGGCCGTGGCGGGTCGTGGACACGCTGGCGGCGATGGAGCGGGCAGGGAGCATCGACGGCGAGCAGAGGGCGGCGGGCGAGAGGTATCGCGCGCTGTTTGAGATCAGCGGACGAGCCGGGGCATCAGCGACGCGCATCGAGCCTCGGTCGGGCGGTGGCGATCAGGCGTCGGCCATTGAGCGACGGGTGGCGGCGGGACGGGCGCTGGCCGAGGCGGCGCAGCTGCTCGGCGGGCCGGGGCCGCTGCATAGCATCGTCGTGGAAATCGTCGGGCTCGGGACGTCCTGCTCGGCCTGGGATCGCGCGCACAGATGCCGGGAGGGTCGAGCATCGGCCATGCTGACCGATGCTCTCGGTATCCTGGCGAGGGAGTGGCGGTGACCAAGACGGCACGCTTGACCCGACGGCGGCGACACCCTACTCTATCCGGTATGATGCGCGAGGCGCGCCGATGAAGACCATCGGTCAGCCCTTACGAGGGCAAGCGCGCCGGACCCTGACGACGGTGGTCGAGGGTCGAGATACCTACTACGACAGCGCCGAGCATCGGGCCTGGAGTTGCGAGGTGCTGCGCCGTGCGGCCGGTATGTGCGCGTCATGCGGCGCGCTGGACCGGCGACTGGTCGCGGACCACCGCGTCGAGATCCGCGATGGCGGGTCGAGGACGGACCCGGCGAACGGGCAAGCCCTGTGCTCGCCCTGCCACGGTCGAAAGACGGCGGCGACGAGAACAAAGCGGCACTCAAGCGTTAACATCGACGGAAAGCGACCCGAAACAGGCGTTTAACTGGCCCTTCCTGCCTATGGGGTAGGGGGTGTTAATGTTTGGGGCCTGGGGACGCGCAATGCACAGGGGGCCACCCAGAGACTTTTCCGCCTGGGTAGAGGTTAACGCCAGGGGCCTGTAGGGCCAAAACAGTCGATATTTCCAACATTTCGGAGCAAAAACACATGCCACGCGGCGGATACCGACCCGGCGGCAGCGGGCCGCAGCCAGGATCGGGGCGTCCGAAGAAGGGCGAGCAGCCGGTCGCCAAGATGGTGCTGACCGAATCCATGCTCATCGGCATGTCGCCGCTGGAATACATGCTCTCGGTCATGCGTGACCAATCCGCCGACGCGGCGCGTCGGGACCGGATGGCGCAGTGCGCCGCGCCCTACGTCCACGCGAGGGCCGAGGCAACCGGGAAGAAGGCACAGGCCGACGAGATCGCGGCGACCGCCGAACGCGGCACCGACTGGGAGCAGCTGCTCGCGAACTAGCATGACCTGGGACACATCCTGCCGAGACTGGGCTGATCGGCTCCGGTCGGGGCGGTCCCTGGTCCCCGATCTCCCGCTCGATCAGGACGCCGCGCGCAGGGCGGCGGGCATATTCGACGCGCTGCGTCTGCCGGACGTCCCCGGTCAGCCGAGGATGCGCGAGGCTGCGGGCGACTGGCAGCGCGACATCGTCAGGGCGCTGTTCGGCTCGGTGGTGAACGGCCAGCGGCAGATCCGCGAAGCCTTCGTCCTGGTCCCGAAGAAGAACAGCAAAACGACTTGCGGCTCCGCGATCATGCTCACGGCGCTGCTGGTCAACCAGCGACCGCGCGCCGAGTTCTTGCTCATCGCGCCGACGCAAGAGATTGCCGATCTGGCCTTCGGCCAGGCTGTCGGCATGATCGAAGCGGACCCGGTTCTGGCGAGCAAGTTTCATGTGCAAGGACACCTCAAGAGAATTTCATACCGGCAGACCAAGGCGTTCCTGAAGGTCAAGAGCTTCGATCCGAAGGTCGTCACCGGAACCAAGCCCGCCGGCATCCTGCTGGACGAGACGCACGTCATCGCCGAGGCACCGGACGCGGATCGCGTGATCGGCCAGCTTCGCGGTGGTCTGATCTCGCAGCCCGAGGGCTTCCTGATCCAGATCACGACCCAGTCCGAGCGACCGCCGGCTGGTGTGTTCGCGGCCGAGCTGTCGAAGGCGCGCAAGGTCCGTGACGGCACGCTGAACGCGCCGCTGCTTCCGGTTCTCTACGAGTTCCCGCCGAATGTCGATTGGCAAGATCCGTCGAACTGGCATTTGGTCACCCCGAACAACGGCCGGTCGATCACGGTCGAGCGACTGATCCCCGACTACGAGGCGGCGCGCGAAGCGAGCGAGGCCGAACTACGACGCTGGGCATCGCAGCATCTCAACGTCCAGATCGGCGTCGCGCTGCGGTCCGATGGATGGGCCGGGGCGCAATTCTGGACCCGGGGCAACGGCGGGCCGCGCTCGCTCGATGAGCTACTCGACCGCGCGGAAGTCGCGACGATTGGAATTGACGGTGGCGGACTGGACGATCTGTTCGGCTTTGCTGTCATCGCGCGCGAGCGAGACACGCGCCGCTGGCTACTCTGGGCGCACGCGCTGATCAGCCCCGAGGGGCTCGACCGGCGCAAGGCCAACGCGGCGCTCTACAGCGACTTCGCGCGCGACGGCGACCTGACGGTGGTCGATGGGCTCCCCGGCGATCTGGAGTGGATCAAGGCGCATGTCGGCCTGGTCCTCGACGCCGGATGCCTCGCGATGGTCGGCGCAGATCCTGCTGGCATCGGCGGCGCGGTGGACGCGCTGGCAGAGATCGGCGTGAGCGAAGAGACAAAGCTTCTGGTCGGCGTTCCGCAAGGGATCAGATTGATGAACGCCGCAAAGACCGTCGAGCGCAAGCTGGTGGACGGATCGCTGAAACACTCAGGAAGCCGCCTCCTCGCATGGTGCGCGGGCAACGCGAAGGTCCGCGCGACCTCCACGGCGATGATGATCGAGCGCGCAGCCTCTGGTTACGGGAAGATCGACCCTTTGATGGCATCCTTCAACGCGGCGCACCTCATGACGCTTAATCCGACCGTCGCCGGCCCGGCGGCGGCGTGGGCGATGCCGTGCTAGGATGGCTTGACCGGCTGCGCGGCCGGGACGAGAAGAAAGCGGTCGAGTTCACCGAGGGCTGGCTCGATGCTGCCTTCGGCTACAGTCAATCCTGGACCGGAGAGCCGGTCACCGTTTCAACGGCGCTCCAGGTTCCGGCGTTCTATCGCGCTGTCATGGTCATCGCGGATGGATTGGCGCAGCTGCCCATCGTTCTGATGCGCCCGACGGACGGCGGGATGGAGCCGGCGACAGATCATCCGTTGTTCGATCTCTTCGCGCGCTCGCCGAATGCGTGGCAGGACGCGAGCGAATGGGTCAGAACGACCATGATGCACAAGGCATCGACCGGGTGCGCGGTAAGCTGGCGGAACATCGTGAACGGCCAGATCCGCGAGTTGATCCCGATCAAGCCAGACAATGTCCAGATCGTCGTCCGACAGGATCTGGAACTCGAATACACGATCTCGTTTGAGAACAACCGCACGCTGACGCTCGCACGCTCCGAGGTCTTTCACCTTCGCTCGCCGTCGTGGGACAGCGCGCGCGGGCTCGATCCGGTGTTGCTCGGTCGCCAGGCGCTCGGGCTCGCGCAAGCGAGCGAGCGAAGCCAGGCGGCTCTGCACAAGAACGGCGTTCGTACGACCGGCCTTTTCACCCTGGATGGCAATCCGTCGCAGGAACAACGCGACCGGGTGCGCGAGGCAATCGCCTCGATGTACGGCTCGGCGTCGAACACCGGAAAGCCGGTGCTGGCCTCGGGCGCGCTGAAGTTCACGCCCACGCAGATGACCGGCGTCGATGCGCAGCACCTAGAGACGCGAAAGCACCAGATCGAAGAGATCGCTCGGCTGATGGGCGTCTTCAGCATCATGCTCGGGCACGCGGGCAACAACTCCCCGACGTTCGCATCCGCCGAGGCGTTCTTCGCGGCGCATGTCCGCTACACGCTCCAGCCCGAGATCAAGGCGATGACCAGCGCGCTCAACGCGCAGTTGCTCACCGACGAGGAGTGGAGCGCGGGCTATCGCTTTACGATGGACACCAGCGAGCTTCTGCGCGGATCGCTCAAGGACCGCGCCGAATACTACGACCGCGCGATTCGCGGCGGCTGGATGACCCGCAACGAGGCGCGCGAGGACGACGGCTGGAACCCCATCGACGGTCTCGACAAGCCACTCTTCCCGCTGAACATGGGCGAAGTCGCGGGCCAGGGCTCTGACGCGGACGTCGCGCAGCCTGTCGATGTCGAGGACGACGCGGCGCAGAAGAACCCGTGGAAGCCGACCGATGAGATGGCGGCGAATGCGCGGCGCGCGCTTGCGTGGCGCGACGAGTTCGGGCGCGGCGGCACCGCTGTCGGCATCGCTCGCGCGCGCGACATCGTGAACGGTCGCCGTCTACCGCGCGACACGATCATGCGGATGGTGAGCTTCTTCGCGCGGCACGAAGTGGACAAGGAAGCCGAGGGCTTCCGCCAGGGCGAGCCGGGCTTCCCCAGCAACGGGCGCATCGCATGGGATCTCTGGGGCGGCGACGCTGGCCGCGCATGGGCGAACAGGATCGCCGACAGGATTGAGGAACTCGGAGAATGAGCAACGGCGTCGCGAGCATCGCACTTGAGGTCAAGTTCAACGCAGACAAGCCCGCTGGCTCGTTCAGCGGCTACGGTGCCGTGTACGGCAACATCGACGAAGGCGGCGACATGATCACGCCTGGCGCGATGGCGCGCAGCCTCGCGTCGTGGTCGAGCAAGGGCATGTTGCCCGCCATGTACTACAACCACGACCGCTCCAAGGGCGCTGTTGGCGTCTGGGAGAAGATGTCGGAGGACCAGAACGGTCTGCATGTCGAGGGCCGGATCATCGGCCTCGACACCGACGAAGGAAAGATGACCTACGCGCGGCTGCGCGAAGGCGCGATCAAGGGCATGAGCATTGGCTATCGCGTTCCTGCCGGCGGATCGAAGATGGGCACGGGCCGCACCGGAGAGCCGAGGCGATGGCTGAAGGCCATCGATCTGCGCGAGATCTCGGTCGTTGACGATCCGATGAACCCGCTCGCGAAGCTCGCCTACCTCAAGAGCGCTCCCGCGCTCATTCTCGACGCGCGCGGCCTCGAGGCTGCTCTGCGCGACGAGCACAAGATGTCCATCGCAGAGGCCAAGAGCCTCGTCGCGGTGGTCCGTCGTCACCTGCGCGATGCAGGTGATGATCACGCCGACGCCTCTCGTGATGACGAGGTCGAGGCTTTGGTCGCGTCGCTTAAGCGCGCGGCTTCCATCCTCTCCACGAAAGGCTAATCCAATGGAACTCAACGAACTGAAGGGCGCGGTCGATGCTGTCGGCTCCGCTTTCGAGGCATTCAAGGCCACCAACGACGCGCGCCTGGCCGAGATCGAGAAGAAGGGCAGCGCCGACGTCGTGACGCGCGACAAGCTCGACCGGATCGAGACGTCGCTGTCGAAGTACGAGTCGCTGAACCAGAAGCTGGTGCAGGCCGAACTCGCGGCGAAGAACGCCAGCGAGACCGCCGCCGATCTGGCCGCGAAGCTGAACCGGATGGGCTCGGGCAAGGCCGCGCCCGAGGCCGACGAGGTCAAGGCGCGCGCCAACGACTGGATGCGCGCTGTCGTGCGCTCCATCGCGCGCGGTGACGGCGCTCTGTCCGAGAGCGAGCGCAAGAGCCTCGACGGCGTCGCCGCCGAGATGAAGAGCCTCTCGCTGTCGCCCGACACGCTCGGCGGCTATCTCGCGCCGACCGAGTATGTCCGCGAGATCATCAAGGGCGTCGTCGAGGTCACGCCGTTCCGTTCGGCGGCTCGCATCCGCCAGACCACGCAGAAGGCCATTCAGCTGCCGCGCCGCACCGGCACCTTCTCGGCGCAGTGGGTCCAGGAGCAGGGCACGCGCTCCGAGACCACCGGCCTGACCTACGGCATGGACGAGATTCCGACGCACGAGATGTTCGCGCTGGTGGACATCACCAACCAGATGCTCGAAGACGCCGCCTTCAACATGGAGGCCGAGGTTCGCGCCGAGGCCACCGAGCAGTTCGCGAAGGCGGAAGGCGCGGCGTTCCTCTCGGGCTCTGGCGTCGGTCGTCCGTTCGGCTTCCTCAACAACGCCTCCATCGCGACCGTGAACAGCGGCGCGGCGGCGGCGCTGACGGCTGACGGTCTGCTGTCGGTCTACTACGGCATCAAGACCGACTACGCGCGCGCGGCGGTGTGGATGATGAACCGCTCGACCATCGGTCAGATCCGCCGCCTCAAGGACGGCGACGGCGAGTATCTCTGGGCTCCTGGCCTGGCCGGCGGCGTGCCGAACACCATCAACGGCGCGCCCTACGTCGAGGCCGCCGACATGCCGGATGTCGGCGCGTCGGCCAAGCCCGTCGCGTTCGGTGACTTCCGTCGTGGCTATGTGATCGTGGATCGCATCGCGATGGAAATGCTGCGCGACCCCTACACCCAGGCGACGAGCGGCGCGGTCCGCATGATCTTCCGCCGCCGCGTCGGCGGTCAGGTCGTGCTGCCCGAGGCCATCGTGTTGCAGAACGTCGCCCTCTGATCTGACTGAGAAAGGACCATTCAAATGGCCTCCAAAGACCTCCACAACAACATCGACATCAAGCGGGCGATCTCGCCCGTGTCGGTGTCCGACAACACCGCCCAGGTGTCGCAGATCCTCGACACGCGCGGATACGAGAGCATCGAGCTGGTCATTGCGACCGGCTCGATTGCCGACGCAGACGCGACGTTCACCGTCCTCATCGAGGACGGCGACAGCTCGACGCTGACGGACGCGGCGGCGGTGGCCGACACGTTCCTGCTCGGCACCGAAGCCCTCGCGGGCTTCCAGTTCGATGACGACAACGAGTGCCGGAAGATCGGCTATGTCGGCGGGAAGCGCTACGTCCGCGCGACCATCACGCCGGCCAGCAACGCCAGCGCGGCGCTGCTCTCGGCGGTGTGGGTTCTGGGCAACGCCCGGACCGCGCCGACCGCGAACCCGCCGGCCTGATCTGACTGGGCGGCGGGCTTCGGCTCGCCGCCCTCTCTACCGAACGAGGTGCTCATATGAGCTACAACACGCAGAACTACGACGAACAGGGCGGCGCGCTCTCCGTCATCGGGGGCGAGCTTCGCATCTCGGGCGGCTACATCAGCGGCGGC